AAATGGCATCACGTTTATCACATTCCTCGGCAACCATGATGTGGCGTTCAGAAACACCCTTCAGGTTAACTCCTCAAAGTTACTTCTAGACGGTTATGATAACATTACTGTACTGGATACTTTTACTACAATGCAGTTTGGCGGCATTGATGTTGATCTTGTACCTTGGATATGTGATGATAACGAAGTTGAAATCACTCAAAGACTAAAAAATTCCAAATCACAGATTGTTTTTGGACATTTTGAAATATCAGGTTTCGAAATGGATCGAGGCAATATTTGTCATGAGGGTATTGACAAGTCAGTATTTAACAAGTATGATATAGTATTGTCTGGACATTTTCACCATCGTTCAGATGATGGACATATTTACTATGTGGGTTCACCAAATGAAATGACATGGGCAGACTACAATGATCCACGTGGTTTTGTTATCTTTGATACACATACCCGTGAGCAAGAGTTCATTAAGAATCCCTATAAAATGTTTCACAAGTTGAACTACAATGATGAACTTGAACACTTTGCTGAGGGTTATAAGTCTTCATTCATGGATTATTCAATCTATGAAGGTTGCTATGTCAAAGTGGTTGTGGTAAACAAACTCAATCCATTTTTATTTGACATTGTAATTGATAATCTTTATAAAGCAGGTGCTGCCGATATATCAATTGTAGAAGACTTCACCGATACGACAGGTGATGTTGACCAGGAACTAATTGATCAAGCGGAAGATACCATGACAATACTTTCCAAATACATCGACAATTTGACAATCAACGTAGAGTCTGATAAACTAAAAAAAATTATGCAGGAACTTTATGTTGAGGCACTGAGTACCACTACTGAATGATATTATTTAAAACACTGCGTTGGAAAAATCTGTTAAGCACCGGCAATTACTTTACCGAAATAGCATTAAACAGTAACGCTAATACACTGATTGTAGGTACAAATGGCTCAGGCAAGTCAACCATGCTTGATGCATTGTGCTTTGGCTTGTTTGGTAAACCTTTCCGTGCAATTAACAAACCGAATCTTATAAATTCAATTAACAACAGAGATGCTGTAGTTGAGATAGAGTTTTCAATTGGTAACAAAGAGTTCAAGATTATTCGTGGCATCAAGCCGAATATCTTTGAAATTTACCAAGACAAAGTTTTGCTGAACCAAGATGCGGCTGTAAGAGATTATCAAGACTACCTAGAGATGTTTATTCTCAAACTAAACTACAAGTCTTTTACACAGATTGTTATTCTTGGTTCAGCATCCTTTACGCCGTTCATGCAGTTGTCTGCTGCTGATCGTAGGGCAATTATTGAAGACCTGTTGGACATTCAAATCTTTTCTACGATGAATAGTTTGATCAAAGAAAGATTGGCTAATAACAAAGACCTGACAGTAGAAAAAAAGAATGACATATCTTTGTTGATGCAAAAGTATCAATTGAAGAAAGAGCATCAGGATAAACTGAATCAAGATAACGAAGCAAAGGTAAAAGAATATGAGGAAGAGATACTTCTGCACAGAGAAACCATTCGCACCTTATCTGGAGAGGTTGACGATTTGGAACAATCAAAACAGAAACTTGCCGACATCTGTTCGAAAATTCCTGAAAATGAAAAGAAGATTACTGCGCTTAAAAAAATTGAATCACAAATTGAGGGCAAGATATCCAAAGTGGGAAATGATAGAAGTTTCTATGAACACAATGCTGATTGCCCAACCTGTAGGCAAGCCATTACCCTGGGCTTTAAAGAAGAACAACTCAGAGAACTTCACACAAAAGAAGAAGAACTTACTGGTGGTCTGACAGAACTTCAAACAAAAATTACAGAACAAGAAGGCGTTATTGCCGAATTACGAGAGAATGAAAAAGAATTGTCTAATGTTCGTATTCAATTGGCAACTACACAGACGAGCATCAAAGGCTTGAATGATTCAATTGTAAAACTAGAAAAACAAATCAAACAAATACAACAACCAAAAGAAAGCATTGATGAGGATGAGTTAGATACAATCAAGAAAGAAGTAGAGTCCGCTCAAGATGAACTGAGACAGTTGTTGGATGATAAAGCATACTATGATGTTGCATCTTCATTGTTAAAAGATACCGGCATCAAAACCAATATTATCAAGCAGTATTTACCTTTGATAAACAAATTGGTGAACAAGTATCTAACAAGTATGGACTTCTTTGTGAACTTCAATCTTGATGAGTCGTTCAAAGAAACAATTAAATCTAGACACCGTGACGAATTTTCTTATCATAACTTCTCAGAAGGTGAGAAACAGCGTATCGATATGGCGTTAATGTTGACTTGGAGAGCAGTTGCGAAACTAAAGAATTCTACCAACACCAATCTATTAATACTTGATGAGGTATTTGATTCGAGCCTAGATACAAGTGGCACAGAAGACTTGATGAAGATACTACATTCACTTGAAGACGCTAATCTGTTTGTCATCAGCCACAAAGGTGACATACTACAAGATAAATTTGCAAATACAATTAGATTTGAGAAAATTAAAAACTTTTCGAGGATGGTAAAATGAGTGAGATATTAACAATTGATACCGCTGCTGGCGTACAGCAAATAGAAAAAGTAGATCCTCTACAAATTTTTGGTGAAGATTACTTCATGCTAGGACAAAAGATGCCAGAGTATACTGGAGGATTTCCTGCACCAGCACTAGTGAACTTGGCTAAAAGATTGAAGATGACTATGAAGTTATATGCAGGACTAGGATTGTCTGCGAATCAATGTGGTGTAGCCGAAAGAATGTTTGTTATTGGTACAGATGACTTTCAACTTGTCTGCATTAATCCTAAAGTAATCGACCAAGGTCCAGCAGTTAAAGATAAAGAAGGATGTTTATCTTTTCCTGGTTTGTTTTTAAACTTAGAAAGACCATCGTGGATCGAAGCAGAATTTACCGATGAGTTTGGTGAAGTTAAACAGGTAAAACTTCACGGATTATCTGCACGTTGTTTTCTACACGAACTTGATCATTTGAATGGAATAAGATATACTAATTATGCGAAGCCACTTGCATTGAAAATGGCAAGACAAAAGGCCAATAAGATAGTTAAAAAAATTATTAGGAGTCATAAGAATGGAAACCAAGCAAGTCAAAGAATCTAGTACATATGAAAACTGTATGGAGTTGTTGACTGATGAGTATCAACCTCCAACACTTAATCGTTTCTTTGGTGAAGATGAAGAAGACGAGCAGGGTGGCGTTGACGTAAATAATGTTGAATGGAAAAAACACTGGGTAGGAATGCCAGAGTTTGAACAAAATGATAAAAAAACATTTAAAACTGTTTATGTCCATTTTCGTAATCAAGAAGACTATGATGCTTTCGCAAAACTTGTCGATCAAAATTTGACAATGAAAACCAAATCGATATGGTATCCTAAACTTGAGAGGGATGATAACATGTTGAAGAGATGGATTGAAGAGTGATAGATTTTCTCAAAGAAAAGCCTCAAGTTTTGTTTGAGTATTTTCTAAAAGACTATGGCAGTTTGTTTGATATAGATGCCGAAGAGTGTAGATCAATTAGAAAAACTGACAAAATTTTTCTTGAGTTATCTGAAAAATGGTACGATGATTTGGCCCATCAAAGCACCAGAAACATTTATGAAGTGTACAATCATGATTACTACTTCATAGATATTTTTAATTGCTTTGTTTCTTACAGCAGAGATTACATCAAACGAGTAATAAAATCGCCACACTTTACAGAACTCAGAGATGCTAAAGTTATTGTTGATATTGGTTGTGGCATAAGTTATAGCACATGTTTATTGAAGCAAGTTTTTCCTGAAGCAGAGGTCTATGCCATAAATTTAAGAGACACTAAACAATGGAAACTATGTGAGGTGATGGCAGAAAGAATGAATTTCAATTTGATTGAATCGATCACTGAGGTTGGTAAATCAGTTGATATATTATTTGCTTCGGAATATTTTGAACACATTTATAATCCAATTGAACATGCTGATAACATCATTGACACACTGAATCCAAAACACATGATTGTAGCAAACTCATTCAATACATGGGGTATGGGTCACTTTACAAACTATGATGTTTATGGTACAATAGTGAGTCAGGATAAAATAGGCAGAATGTTTAATCAGCATTTGAAGAGAAGACAGTATGACAACATCAAATGTGGAATATGGAATAATAAACCTTTGATATGGAAAAGAAATGAGCAATCCAAAGTATCCAGTTTATATCGTTTCTAAAGGTCGTTCTGATTCGATGATTACATCGAAGTCTTTGGCTAGGATGAAAGTACCACACTACATAGTTATTGAGCCACAAGATAAAGAGCCATACGAAAAAGCGTTAGACAACTTTAAGATTCGTGATTATGTTACACTGATCGTAGCACCATTTAGCAATCATGGTGATGGTCCTGGTCGTGCAAGAAACTTTGCATGGGATCATTCTATGACGATTGGCGCAGAAAAGCATTGGGTACTGGATGATAACATTGCAGACTTTTATAGGCTGCATAAGAATCAACGAATTCGTGTAGAGTCTGGTGTGATCTTCAAAGCAGCCGAAGACTTTATTGATCGTTTTGAGAACGTACCAATTTCTGGCTTTCAGTATAGATTCTTTATTGCACCGAATCAAAGTTATCCACCATACGTCAAGAACACACGAATCTATTCCACACTGTTGATAGATAACAAATGTAAACACCGTTGGCGTGGTCGCTATAACGAAGATACTGATATTTGTTTACGTGTGTTGAAAGATGGCGATTGTACTATTCAGTTCAATGCTTTTCTTCAGGGCAAAGCAGCAACGCAAACCGTCAAAGGTGGTAACACAGAAGAGTTTTATCACAAAGAAGGTGTTGAAAAGAATCATTGGGTAGATGGTGTGAACGCAGAGGGTACCAGAAACAAATCAGAGATGTTGGTAAGAATGCATCCTGATGTTGCTCGTATGGTATGGCGATACAAACGCTGGCATCACTATGTGGATTATTCACCATTCAAGAAGAACGAACTTCGTTACAAAAAAGACATCACTTTACCACAAGGTAAGAATGAATATGGTATGAAATTGACAACAAATTTTAAGACTTGACAAAGATTTTTCTCCGTGATATCATATGCCTATGATGATTGATTGGAGAAAAAGATGTCAAATTGTCAACACTTGACAAACCTCTGGGTAACATGTACAATGTATGTTCACTGATAGTTGAGGTTATCAAATGAGTAACATTCAAAATCAAAAGTCCGGTTTGGCCAAACTAATGGCTACCGAGAATCTTATCGTTCAACATGCCAAAGTTCCAACGGCAATGTTTGATCCCAAAAATCGTGTTCTAACTTGCCCTATCTGGGAACAAATGTCGGGTGATCTTTATGACTTGCTAATGGGTCATGAAGTTGGTCACGCTATCGATACACCTGCCGATGGTTGGCATGGTGCTGTACATGAACGTGGTCAAAAC